CTTGATGCGGCGATCAAGGACATCGGAGGTTGGTAGCATGGACCGTGAAGACAGCATACGCATGTTGACCGCACTGGTCGCACAAGCCCGCATCAGCGCCCCAGATGGTCATAGCTGGTTCGCCACGCTCGAACAATCGAAAATCGACGCCGAGCATTGCGCTAAGGTCGCCGTCGCCATCTACGACGCTATCGAAAAGGAGCTTCAAAAGTGATCTACGCCAACCCGAATCAGATCGCTGTCCTCGACCACGGCTTCGTGAAGCTCCGCAATCTTGCCGGGCCGACGCGACGCGCATTCGACATCATAGATTCAGAAATGGGCGCGCGTTCGGCAATGTCTATGCGCCCTTTCGACGCTGATGACATGGATGTGCCCAACGCAGCTCGCCTGTCGTTCGAAGGCCAGGACCAGGAGCGCAGCTACGACGTCGAGATGAAGTTGGCGCGCTACCTCGCGCAGCACCACCACGACACGCCGTTCGAGATCGTAGAGGTTTGGCTCGAAATGAAGCTGCCGATCTTCGTGGCCCGGCAGTTCGTTCGCCAGCGCACCATGACGATCAACGAGGCCAGCGCCCGGTACATCACGCTTCCCGAGCAGTGGTACATCCCGGCCGTGGTCGGTGGCAAGGCGCCCAACGCCAAGCAAGGCCAGGAAGACAACCTGGACGAAGTCACCCAGGGCTGGTTCCGTCAAGCCCTGCAGATGGACTGCGAGAACGGGTACGCGCTGTACAAGATGGCGTTGGCACGCGGCGTGGCGCCGGAACATGCGCGCATGTTCTTGCACGTCAACCACTACACGCATTGGATGATGAAGATGAACCTGCGGAACCTGATGTTCAGCTTCCTGCGGCTTCGTTACCACAGCCACGCGCAAGTCGAGGCGCAAGCCTACGCCAAGGCGACGTTCGAGATCATCGAGCCGCACTTGCCCGGCCTCATGGCGATTTACCAGGAGTTCATTGCGCAATGACCAAACCTGACGACATCCGTGACGTGCCGGCCGATGTGCTGGCACAACGCAACGCGTCGGCGCAAGAAACGATCGCGAAGGCAAAGGCGCAGTTTGAACGCCTGCAACGTGCTCGGAAGCCGCTGGGGCCGAACGCAACTCTGGCCGACCTGCACGCGGGCCTGCGCGACCGCGTGGCGACGTCGGTATTCGGCAAGGGCTGGCGCATGCCCGACTATCGCATCATGCTGCCCTGCTTTCGCGATCCGCCGCACCTGACGGATACGCACGTTGCGGCGCTGATCACGTTCTGGAACCGCCGCGCGCAGGCGGTGGAGATGCACGCCGTTGCGCAGGCCGCCAACCGTGCGCGCAACGAGGAGACGCCCGAATGATCAAGCCGATGCTCGCTTGCGATTGGGATCCGGCAAAGCTGGTGTTTCCGCTGTGGGTGCAACCAAAGATCGACGGCGTGCGCGCGTTGAACCTCACGGGACGCCTGACCGGACGTTCACTAAAGGAGCACAAGAATCGGCACGTGACCCAGATGTACAGCCATCCTCTTCTTGTTGGGTTCGATGGCGAGATGACGGCCGAAAGCAGCACGCACCCGGCCCTGTGCAGGCTCACCACCAGCGCGCTCAATACGATCGACGGCTACCCCTGGACGTTGTGGGGACTATTCGATTACGTCACCGAGCAAACGATTGGCATGCCGTATGAGCGCAGATATGAAAGTATGCTGTTGCAGATGACCATCGTGGCAGCCCAGGAGCCTGCCCTGTGGTCAAATCTGCGCACGGTACCTTTCCGTGAAGCCCGCAACTTGGACGATATCGAAGAATTCGATGCTGCCAACATTGCGCAAGGCTTCGAAGGCTCCATTCTGCGCAACCCGGCTGGCAAGTACAAATCGGGCCGCTGCACGGCGCGCGAGTGCAACCTGTTGCGCATCAAGCGGTTTGAAGAAGAAGAAGCCATCGTTACCGCGCTGGTTGAAGGCGAAACAAACACCAATGAAGCCACGGTCAATGAGCTAGGGCAGACTGAACGTAGCACCCATCACGCCAACATGATTCCGAACGGTATGGTGGGTTCGCTTCTCTGCAAGGATATCAAGACCGGGCAGGACATCACGGTCGCCGCTGGCTGTATGAGCCATGCCGAACGGCTACACTACATGGCTCACCCCTCGGATATTGTGGGGAAGGTAGTCAAGTACAAGCGATTCTCCCACGGCACCAAGGATAAGCCTCGTTTCCCCACCTTCCAAAGCCTGCGAGCAGAAAGCGATATGTCATGAAATTACATCTGACTGCGGTGCGCCGGCCTATGTTGGCGGCCAACATGACACGCGCTGAGCTAGTGCGAGAGGCCGAGCACACGTTCATCAACCCTTCGCCGCTCATTCGCCGCATGATCGAAGAATTGCGCGGCGATCGTTTCTTGCGCCGCCGGGATCTTCCTGTCGCGCCGCATACGGCTTGTGACGAAGGGCAGTGCCCCGCATGTGGCGCTCCGATCAACATTGAAATCCAGAGCTGACCACACATGAGCCTCCTACAGCAGATCAGTCGCGGCCCATCGCGTGCGGGTATCCGCATGGTGATCGCGGCTTTGGAAAAGATGGGCAAGACCACTTTCTGCGCCGGGGCGCCGGGTGTGCTGCTCGTGCCGCTGGAAGTCGGTTTCGCTGGCGTCAGCTGCGACAAAACGCCGATGGTCCAGACCTACGAAGATTTCATGGGCCTGTTGCAGGAAGTTACTACGGCAGCCCAGCGCGGACAATTCCCGTACCGCACCATCGCTTTCGACAGCGCAACGGCGCTGGAACGCCTGATTCACGACTACGTGTTGCGCATCGACACGAGCAAGACCAAGACGTCGACGATGGAAAGTGCTCACGGCGGCTATGGGCGCGCGTACACGCTGGCGGGGCAAGTGTTCGATACGGTGTTGAAAACGCTTGACCAGTTAGCGGTACACGGCGGCATCCATATCCTGTTCACCTGCCACGTGTTCAGCAGCAAGATTTCCGACCCGACTGCCGGCGAGTATGACTCTTGGGACTTGCTGTTGCACAGCCCGAAGAATTCCAAGACCTACGGCAAGCGCGAGTACATGACGCAATGGGCCGACGTCATCGGTTTCCTGTACGAGCCCGTATTTCTCATCACCACCGATGACAAGAAGGGGATGACGCGCGCCACTTCGCAGAATAAGGGGCGCATGCTGGCGCTTTCGCGGACGCCGTCTTACACGGCCGGCAATCGCTTTGGCCTGATGGGTGAGGTTGCTCTCCCGATGCCGCCCCATAATGCGTGGAACGCATTCGCAGACCCGCTGTACAAAGCAACGGGCATTGACGTCTACACGCGGTAATTAGTGGGCACCGCTTCAAACGCCCTAACTCAACGGAGATAGCCAAAATGGCAGTTCTGAACTTTGACAGCTCGCAGGTCGCGCCCTCAACGGGTGCCCCCGAAGCCATTCCGGCCGGCTGGTACAACGTCATCATGGACGAAAGCGAGATCAAGCCGACGAAGAACAGCGATCCGCAAAGTCCTTCGATGTACCTTTTGTGCCGTTTCAACGTGCTCGACGGCCAGTACCAGGGCCGCAAGGTGTTCACGCGCCTCAACATCATCAACCCGAACCCGCAAGCGACCGAGATCGCCCGCAAGGATCTTTCGGCCATCTGCCACGCCGTCGGCGCGATCGGGCTGGTGCAGGACTCCAGCATGCTACACGGTCGGCCGCTGAAGGTGAAGGTCGGGTACCGCCCGGCCACCACCGAATACGAAGCGCAGAACGACATCAAGGCGTACCGCAACATCAACGAGCCGACCGACACGGTGACCGGCGCCCCCGCCGCAGCGAACCCCGGCATGCCCGCCCACTTCCCGCCGCCGCAACAGCCCGCGCAATGGGCGCCCCCGCAAGGTGCCCAGCAAGCCCCGGCGCCGGCCTACGCTGCCCCGCAACAGCCGCAGCAAGGGCAACCCAGCTACCCGCCCGCGCAAGCCCCGCAACAGGCCCCCAACTGGCAGCAGCCCGCCAACGCGCAACCGTGGAACAACCCGGCGCCGGCCCCCGCGCAGTACGCGCCGGCCCCCGTTCCGCAGAACCAGCAATACGCACCTCCGCCGGCTACGCAGTACGCGCCGCCTCCACAAGCGGCGCCGGCCGGCAACCCGGCCGGCAACGAACCGCCGCCCTGGCATCGCCAGTGAAGCACGTAGCCCGGCCGTAGGCCGGGTGCTTTTCAACCGTAACAGAGGTACCACATCATGGACAACAAGCCACAAGACGAACAGTCGCCGATCGACCACGTCGAAGGCAGCCTGAAGGCCGACGCGCAAGACGCCGTCGACAACATCAAGGACTCGCTGGACAAGGCCGGCGCCGAGGCCGAACAAGACGCCAAGATCGTCATCGACAAGGGCATCCGCCATCCGGCGCACGAAGTCCTGGACGAGTTCGAACAACACCTCAGCCAGTTCGACAGCTACAGCACGGCCGTCTACCACAGCTTCCTGCGGCGCCTGCGCAACCTGATCTGAAGCACTGCGCGCATCAACACAACCGGGGCTCATTAGCCCCGGTTTCATCTGTACGAAAGACATCAACATGAAGTTCAACGAATACCAACCGCTTGCCATGCGCACGGCCAAGATGTTCCCGGACATGAGCATGAACCTGATTCATGCAGCGCTGGGCATCGGTAGCGAGACGGGCGAACTAGCGGAGACGGTCAACGCAATCTGGATGGATCTGCCAACTCCCTCCGACTCGTCCAACATCAGGGAAGAGATCGGTGATGCGTCCTGGTACGCGGCGCTTCTCTGTGCCCACATGGGATGGGAATTCGGCAGACTGATCGTTTGGGATCAGGAGGGCGTCCGCGACCTGTCGTTCGCACTCTACAAGGCTTCGAGCGTCGCCAGTCCTGTCGCGGTACATGAATGCCTAGTGGGTTTCGCCGGCGAGATCCTGACGATCATCAAGGCGCATGCCATCTACGGCAAGCCGCTTCCGGCCGAGAAGCTGATGGAACAGACCGCGCTGTACATCACATCCCTGGCGTACCTGTCTGAGATGTACGCTGTCGATTACGCTGTCGCTCTCGACTACAACATCGAAAAGCTTCGCCGGCGATACCCGGACAAGTACAGCGACGCCGACGCGCTGGCCCGCGCCGACAAGGTGTGATGCCATGCGAGCATTTGCAGGGTTTGTCATTGCGCTGACGCTTGCGTGGATCGCAGGCTACAATGCAGGGCACGAACCGACTCCGCAGATGCCCGCACCGGCGTGCCCGGTACCAAAGCCCGAACCGCAACAATGCGTCGCGTGGTGGTTCGGCAAAAACATAGTTCGCGACCGAGACGCAGTCCGAACGCTAGTTTGTGGTCAGGATCCCCATGCACGTAAGACTCGCAACTAAGACGCTTGCCGCAATCGAAGCCGCACTCGTTGCCGACCAAGGCGCAAAGTTTCGAGGCTTCCAGAAGCAAGTATTCCCCCACATGGGGGACGCGTACCGCAGTGAGCCCGAAGAAGGATTCCGCTCGCACCTTGGTGCGTCGAAGTTGGGAGCTGAATGCGCTCGTCACTTGTGGTACGATTTCCACTGGTACCACAAGGCCGCATTCAACGGCAAAACGCTTCGCCTGTTCAACCGAGGGCACCTTGAGGAAGCGCGATTCATTTCGTTGCTTCTGATGATCGGGGTGCAAGTCTTCCAGCAGGACGCCGAAGGGCGACAGTTTCGTATTGCCGAGCTTGGAGGGCACCTTGGCGGCAGCGGCGACGGCGTGGGTGTAGGCGTCCCGGACAACCCTGGAGGCCCTAGCGTGCTTGAGTTCAAGACGCACAGCGAAAAGTCCTTCGAAGAGCTGGCGGGCAAGAGCTGGCGACAAGTTCACGAAGGGCTTTGCGATCCGCGTAAGCCGCAGATTGCTTTCGATGGACAGGGTGTGCGCGCCGCAAAGTTTGAGCACTACGTTCAGATGCAGCTCTACATGCGCAAGATGGGCATCATGGTTGCGCTGTACGCAGCGGTGAACAAGAATACCGACGACGTGTACATGGAAATCGTAACGCTCGATGCGGACTTTGCCGATCAGTTCCTCGAACGCGGGCGAAAGATCATCATGATGGCTGAGCCCCCAAAAAAGCTCAGTAATTCGCCCGGGTGGTTTGCGTGCAAGTGGTGTGACCACAGACCAGTCTGTCACCTTGGCGCCCCGGCTGCGGTTAATTGCCGGACGTGCCGGTACAGCGCGCCGGCCGAAGACGGAACTTGGCGGTGTAATCTGCCGTCCCAACCGGACGGCGGCGGTTTAGATTATATTTTGTCAAAAGAAGAACAATTGAAAGGGTGCCACAACTACGAGGTGCGGAAGTGCTGACAAAGATTCCGCGTGACTACCAGATCGCGGCGCACGACTCCGTCTACGACTACTTCCGCAGCGGTAAGACCGGCAATCCTGTGATTGCCCTGCCGACAGGCACGGGTAAAGCACTCGTAATTGCCATGTTCCTGATGTCGGTGCTGCGGCAATGGCCTAATCAGCGCATCCTTGTGCTGACGCACGTGAAAGAATTGGTGGCGCAAAATCATGCGGAACTAAAGGAACTGTGGCCCGAAGCGCCGGCCGGTATTTTTTCTGCCGGGCTGAACAAGAAAGAAACGTGGTACCCCATCACGTTCGCCGGCATCGCGAGCATCGTCAGGATGCTGCACTTGTTTGGCCGTATCGACCTCAGCTTGGTTGACGAAGCTCACCTCGTTAACCCGACTGACGAAACGATGTACAAGTCGTTGATTGGTGAGTTGACAGCGCGCAACCCGAGCTTAAAGGTGATCGGCCTGACTGCCACGCCTTATCGCCTAGGCCACGGCAAGATCACAGAAGACGGCATCTTCACCGACATTTGCTTCGACCTGACCGGCATGAAGGCGTTCAACTGGCTGCTTGAGAAAGGCTACCTCGCGCCACTGGTGCCGAAGCCAACCACGGCAGTTCTGGAAACGAACGGCGTCGGATTGATTGGTGGAGAGTTCAATAAAACCAAGCTTCAGGCCGCTGTTGACAAAGACGAAGTGACCGAAGCGGCCTTGCGAGAATGCATGGAGCGCGGGTACGATCGTCAGCATTGGCTGATCTTTGCCAGCGGTGTGGAACATACGCATCACATTGCGGACATGCTGAACTTGATGGGCGTGCCGACGCTTTGCGTCCACAGCAACACCAAGGCATTCCCGATGAGCGACAAGCAACGCGACGAAAATATTGCCGCGTTCAAAGTCGGCAAGGTGCGCGCAGTCGTCAACAACAATGTTCTGACTACTGGGTTCAACTTCCCGGCAATCGATATGATTGTCATGCTACGCCCCACTATGTCGACAGTGCTGTGGGTGCAGATGTTGGGGCGCGGCACCCGGCCTGCGCTAGGCAAACGTGATTGCCTTGTGCTTGACTTCGCACGCAACAGCCTACGGCTCGGACCAATCAACGACCCGGTGATTCCGCGCAAGAAAGGCGAAGGCAGCGGCGAAGCCCCGGTCAAGGAGTGCCCAGCGTGCGAGACCTATGTGCACGCAAGCGTGAGACATTGCCCGCACTGTGGTCACGAATTTACGTTCTTGCACAAGCTGGACGAAGTTGCCAGTACGGCGGAACTGATCAAGGCAGATTTGCCGATTGTGGAGGTGTACCCGGTTGACCATATGACGTTCAGCATTCATCGCAAGGCCGGGGCGCCTGAGATGCTGAAAGTTGCGTACTACTGCGGTCTGAGTAAAGCGTTCTATGACTATGTGTGTATCGAACACCAAGGGTTCGCGCAGCAGAAAGCGCGACGGTGGTGGAACGCTCGTGCGCCGGAAGTGTTGCCCATGCCCGCGACGACTCGGGAAGCCATTGAGCTCAGCGGGCAACTTCGTCCGGTGACGCATCTAAAAGTGCATGTGAACAAAAAGTACCCCGAGATCCTTCAATACTGTTTCGACGGCACTGCGTTCGGCAAGCAACTTGATGACGGCAAGTTGGTGACTGTTGACATTCACGGCGCGGCGCGGTCAAACGCTATGCCGACAGACATCGACGACAACATAGCTTTTTGACACCAGATGTAACGGCTGCTTGTGTGACCGTCAAGACTTCAGTACAGTGCGTTTCATCCGGTTGCAACACCGCATCCGGTATCTGCCACTTACTACGGAGTACCCACCATGCAAGTTCAAGCCAAGTCCATCGCCGGCCGTTTCACCTTCAAACCGCAAGCCAAGTCCAACGCCAAGCGATTCTTGGTCAAGACGAACAAGGTGGCCGAGTCCGATGTGACGCTGTACATCACCGAATTCAATGGTCAATGGGGTACGTACATCGACGCCGAAGGCAAGCCCGTGCAACTGGCACAAGTCGAAGCCGAAGTTCGCGTCAACGCGCCGGCCCTGACTACCGACGATGCCCCGGTGGAGGACGATGAAACGCCTACCAGCCCGGCCGGGTTCAGCGTCTTCGCCGCAATGGTGGCCCCGGTGGCGCCGCCTGCCGGGCAAGCGTCGGTCGTGGTGCGCGACGGCAAGGTGATCGACCCCAACGCCCCCAGCAGCGAGCGCGCCGACATCGCCTACACCAAGGGCGACGCTTGCCCGCTGTGCGACGGCGACCACAGCAAGGTGACCGAAGCGAATCCCGGCGTCAGCATGCTGTGCGGCGCCTGCAACAAGACGTTCAGCATCGCCACCGGGCGCGAAGTGCGTGCGGGCTACAAGCGCGAAGACGTAAATCGCGGCTACAAGATCGAAAAGGTTCGCGTCGAACAGAACGGCGTCAAGCGCCCCAGCGTCGGCACGCTGTGCGGGCAAGTGTGGGCAGCCCTCGACGAGATCTACGCGTCGAACATGCCCGTCGCCGCCGACCTCGACAAGATCGCTACCGACAACGGTTGGAACCGGAACAACGTGTCTTGCGAGTTCTACCAGTGGCGCAAGTTTCAAGGCATCAAGGGCCGCCAAGTCCGCGCCAAGTAAACTACGAGCAGGCCGGGCAACCGGCCTTTCGCAACCACTTCGGAGAACAAAATGTCAAAGTGCCTTATCACCGGCTGCGTGCTGGCCGATCTTCGTTACCCGCGCTGGGCTTACGGCGACCTTCACATTCAAGGCAACGTCTATATTTTCAACTGCGCGCGCACTACCGGCGATCCTTGGGATTACGATGCTGCGCCGCCCGACACCCAGCGGCAACTGTCATTCGAGACCGATAACACGTTCGAGAAGCGTGGTCTCGTTGTGATCAGCAAAGTCGACGGCAAGCTGAACGAAGCCGCGAACAACTACCTCGAGAGCAAATGATGGACCGCGCCACCGCCCTTCGCAAGCTCAAGGCTTGTCTCGCCCTCAGCAAGTCGCCAGAAGCCCACGAAGCCGCCGCAGCCATGCGGCAGGCCCAGAAGCTCATGGAGCAGTACGGGCTCGAGGAAGACGATGTTCAGCAAGCCCAGTACGGCAGCGAGAAGGTCAGCTGCCCGATCCAGGCTAACGTCAAGTTACCTGCACATCTGAGTTACCTCGTACGCCTGATCACGACGGCCTTCGGTGTGACTGCCGTGGTCGAGACCGAGACGCGCGTGTCGGACAAGTCGTACGCCATTCGGTACTTCGGGCCGCTGGGTCGCATCCAACTGGCAGCCTACACGCACACCGTCATCTACCGCGCCATGAACCTCGCGTGGACGAAGCATCTGAAGGAACATCCGCAACTGCGTGGCGAACGTGGTGCCCGTAGCGGTTTCTTCATCGGTTGGATCCAAGCTATTCAGGAACAAATCACCGCGCTGGCAATGACGGACGAAGAGAAGGAACGCACAGCGTTGGTCAAGTCCAACCATTACGGCAACAGTCTTGTCAAAACGAAGGTGTCGAGCACGCGAGTTGCTGGCGACGCCCTTGCGGCCGGTTTAGCCGCAGGCACCGGCTTCGCACTGCACCGCCCGATGCAAGCTGACAAACTGAAGATTACGAGGTAACCGCATGCATGTCCTCATCGATCTTACCAACATGCGCTTCGTGTACGCGCATGAGAACCAGCGGCTTCTGTCGAGCTTGTGCCATATCGAGATGAACGAAGCTTCGACGCTTGTTGGCGACGGGCTGCATCAAGCTACTTACGCCCGCTTTACCGACATGGAGCTGAAGATGCTATACCGCAACACCTTCGGAGTTGACTCGATATTTGGCCGTGGCGGCACCATCCAAGTCATCATGGACAACGTGCGCGACTTGCCCCAGGTCAACGCCGACCCGTACGAAGCGCTGGTCCAGGCCAACAGCATCACCGAAGATGATGACGGACATTACCGCTACCTTAAGGGCAGCACGAAGCCTGAAGCGCTAGACGAAGCATTTGCCTACGTGCCGTTACGCATGCGCCACATACCGCTTACGGCACCGGCAAGCCCGAAGGCAGCCCCGCCAGCAGCCGATCGCCCCGCTGCCAATACCACACCAGCGCCGACGCCAACGCAGCAGCCCGCAGCGGCCCCGCGTCAAGGCGGCGTCAACGCTGTCATCTGGCGCGTCGCCGACGAGATGTGGGAAGCCGCAGGCAAGCCCAGCAGCGCCGCCGTTGTTCTTGGGCTTCGCAAAGAAATGATGCGAGTTCTCGAAACCGCGCACGGCGTGAAGAAGACAACTTCATCAAATGCACTGGGCAACTGGCAAAAAGCCCGTCTAGCTTGATGGAAGAAAATCCTTGCGCGGCCTGATGGCGAGCAACTACAGTACGAGTCCTGCATTCAACCGACGCAGCAGCGTCAACAACCGAGGTACAACATGACCCAGCATTCCCAGCATTCCGCTGCGCCGGCCACCGAACCGACGCCCGAACAACTTGCCGCCCAAAAGGCCGCCGCCGAAGCCAAGGCGAAGGCCGATGCCGCTGCCGCCAAGCAAGCGGAAAAGGACGCCAAGGCAAAGGAAAAGGCGGACAAGGCCGCCGCTGCCAAGGCAGAGAAGGAAGCGGCGGCGAAGGCGAAGGCCGACGAGAAGGCCGCCAAGGCGAAGGCCGCCGAAGACGAGAAGGCCGCCAAGGCAGCCGCCGCGCAGAAGAAGAAGGACGATGCCGCCGCCGAGAAGAAGGCGAAGGAAGAAGCCAAGGCGAAGGCCGCGCAGGACAAGATCGACGCTGCCGCCAAGGCGAAGGCCGACAAGGAAGCCAAGCGCCAGCCCGAACAGAACGGCGTGCGCCGGCCGGGGCCGGATGGTCTGTGCGGCAAGGCGTGGGCCGTGTTCGACAACGAATCGAAGCGGCTGGGGCAGCCGGTCACGATCGCCGACGCCCTGAAGGTGGGCGAAGCGCAGGGCCTCAACGCCGGCAACATGCGCACCGAATACGCGCGCTGGAAGAAGTTCCACGGCCTGACGGGCAAGGTGGCTGCGGCGCCGGCTCCGGCTGCTCAAGCCGCCGCGTAACGGCTGCGGTACACTGGTACCGCGCACAGGGCAAAGGGCGCTTCGGCGCCCTTTGTTTTTGATGCTCCGCAACCCCGCCGCTAGACGGCAACTTATCGGAGTGCTTATGCCGCAGAACATTCAGCCCATGGAACATTTGGACAGCACCTCGGGAGAGGTGCTTGATGTCCATTCAATTTTCTACACCCTTCAAGGCGAAGGTCCGTTTACCGGCAGACCTGCCGTTTTTATTCGCTTGGCAGGCTGCAACCTGCAATGCCCCGGCTGCGACACGGATTACACTACGGGGCGCGGCAAGCTGGCAGTTCGTCATATCGTGGACCGTGTGGAAGCGAAGACCCCAGAAGGCGCAGCAAGACCCCTTGTGGTCATTACTGGCGGTGAACCTTTTCGCCAGAACTTGCAAACAATCTGCTTTCAACTTTTGCATCGCGGGTATACGGTGCAGATTGAAACCAACGGCACTCTTGCGCCGCAAGAGCTGCACTTCTACCGCATGTTGTCGACGGACCTGTCGGATGAGAATGTGGTGTTCGTCGTTTGCAGTCCCAAGACGGGCCGCGTGAACAAACGACTTGAACCGCACATCGCCGCGTACAAGTACGTCATTGACGCGGACAGTGTTCACGAATACGACGGGCTTCCCATTCAAGCCCTTAGCCATCCGGCACACCCGCACGTCGCTCGGCCTCCGCTCGGTTTCTTGGGTCCGGTGTATCTGCAGCCGGCCGACCGCCAAGATGAAGCGTTGAACAAGCGCAACAGGCAGGCATGCGTCATTCTCGCAATGAATGCTCCGGACCGCTTCACCGTGCAGCTCCAGACGCACAAAATCCTCAACCTTGAATAAGGAACGCCACCATGTGCTCAATTGTTGGCGCCGTGCTGTATTACTCTGCCGGGTTGCCGTGGACGATTAATCCACTGTTGCGATCGGTGTGGAAAAACAGCATCGCTCGCGGGCGTGACGGCCGGGGGTTCGTAGCCACACAAGTGCGCTCCAGGCAAGCGGCCAACGCACAGCAACGGGTCATCCGAAAGTCAGTGGTTCGACGCGAGCACTTTCCAGACATCGAACCTCACATTCATCTGACGGCTTCGATGTACAGCATGGTCGGCAATCATCGTGCAGAGCCGACCACCGAATTTGTCAAAGACAAGCGCGAGGACGATCAGCAACCCTACAGTCTGGCAGGATGGCATGTCGTACACAACGGCACGATTGCCAACGACAAGGCGTTGCGCATCCTGCCGGGTCTTGGTGTGCCGACTACTATCGACAGTGCTGCCATCGTCGAAATTCTGTGCGATACTCAACCGACGCTGGAAAGCTTCGCGGCGCGTATTCGCGATCTCAAAGGTTCGTTTGCGATTCTCGCGATGCACGAAAGTGCGCCCGGAACGATGTTCGTGGCCTGCAACTACCGTCCGGTCTGGTATGTGGCGCTGAAGGAAGGGTACGTATTCGCATCTTCTCGAGACGCCTTTCCGGCCGCTAGCAACCCGCAGATGCTACGTCCCTACACAGTGGCACGCTTCGACGCGCCGGGGGTGTGCAGCACCCTACCATTGATCGAGCCCCAAAAACCAAGCCACGAGGGCGCCAAGCCAACGGCGCTCGTGGACTGTAGTGGCGGCCTGGACAGCGTGGTCAGTGCCGCGGCTATGAAAAAGGTCGGCTATAATCTGCACCTGATTCATTTTCAATACGGGTCGCGTGCCGAAGGTCCTGAAGTGACCGCAGTGCGTAACGTGGCCGCTGAATTAGGCGCCCAGCTTACGTTCATGCCGGTGCCAATCTACTCCAAAGGGGACAGCCCGCTACTTGACCCCGACAGCAAAGTTGCAGGCGGGGAAGCAGGAGCCGAATTCGCGCATGAGTGGGTGCCGGCACGAAATACCGTGCTGCTCGCCTTGGCGGTCGCTTTTGCCGAAGCACGGGGCTACGAGACGATCGTGTTGGGAAACAACCTGGAAGAAGCCGGGGCTTACCCCGACAACGAACCTGAGTTCATTGCCCGCTGGAACGACCTGCTACCCTTCGCCGTAGGCGACGGCAAGCGCATGCACATCGAAATGCCTGTCGGCAACATGATGAAGCATGAGATCGTTGCGCTGGGCCACGAGATCGACGCGCCGATGGACCTGACGTGGTCTTGCTACAGAGCCGGCGCGCTGCATTGCGGTACGTGCGGCCCGTGCTACATGCGTCGCAAAGCGTTTGCGATCAACAACCTTCCTGAAGTGATTGAGTACGCCGATCAGACGGGAGAAGATCATGTATAAGTCAACAAAGACTTATGGACACAACCTGGGTTTGTCGGCAGTGTTCCGGCAGTGGCGCGCCAACTCGCATTGTTCCCAGCTCCACGGTTATGCGCTTTCGTTCCGAATCACGTTTGGCTGTGAAAAGTTAGATGCCAACGGCTGGGTGATGGACTTCGGCGCGCTCAAACCCGTAAAGCAGGAACTTGTTCGATTTTTCGATCATACGACGCTTGTCGCGTACGATGACCCACTGCTCGAGAAATTCTACCCGTTGAACAACGCCGGGTTGATTCAGTTAGTCGTGGTCGATAAGACTGGCTGCGAAGGCTTTGCCAAGCTGGTCTTCGACAAAGTGACCACATGGCTCAGAACATACCAGGACGGTCGCGTTCGAGTGCTGTCTGTTGAATGCGCCGAGCACGGTGCCAACTCCGCTATCTACGAAGGTGAACAATGAACGACCGCTTGCACACCCCGCTCACTACCGACCAGCAAATCATCTACGACGTGCTGGCGCACCTGTGCGGCGAGAACCCGCAGCGCGGCGGCCTGCTGGAAACCCCGGCCCGTGTGGTCAAGGCGTGGGAGTTCTGGACTAGCGGCTACGGCATGCGCGCTGCGGACATCCTCAAAACGTTCGAGGACGGCGCCGAGAACTGCGATCAGATGGTCATTCGCAAGAATATCCCGCTGTACAGCCATTGCGAACACCACATGGCCGCCATCTTCGGAACTTGCACCATTGCATATATTCCGAATGGGCGCGTCGTGGGGCTGTCGAAGTTGGATCGGCTGTGCGAGATGTTCATGCGTCGCCTGCAAGTGCAGGAAAGGCTCACTAATCAGATTGCCGACGCGATCACGGAGCACCTCATGCCTCAGGGGTGCGGGGTGTATATCAACGCCCGGCACATGTGCGTTGAGTCGCGTGGCGTTCGCAACGGCAACAGCGAGACCATCACGACGGCGCTTCGCGGTGCATTCCTTGCTGAGCCGGCAACAAGAGCGGAGTTTTTGGCGGCAGCTCGGCAGTAAAATACCCGCTATGAACGAAGCGCTGCCATCGTCGTACTCTGCCGCCGTCTCGGAGAAGTCGAACAAATACTTCACGGGAAAGCCCTGCAAGCGAGGGCACGTTGAGTATCGGTACGTTAACGGCGGCTGTGCTGAGTGCATTCGACAAGACTTGCGTAAGGGTTACGCGAAAGACCCAGCGAAGCATCTTGCCAAGTCTAAGGAATACCATGCGGCCAACCGTGATCGTATTAATGCCATTCAAAGTGGGTACCGTGAACGCAGCGGGCATCTGATCAAGGCTCGGGCTAAGAACCAACGTGGTGCACGGGCGCTGCGGGTGCCTAGCTGGTCCCAGACAGAAGCCATTGCGGAGTTCTATAAGCAATGCCCACCCGGCTGCGAGGTTGACCACTACTATCCGTTGCAAGGCGAGACGGTGAGCGGTTTGCACGTTATCGAGAACTTGCAGTATTTGACGATGGCCGACAATCGTGCAAAACATAACAAGGTGCCGGAATGAACCTGTTCTGCGCTGCGGTGTACACCAACAACTATTGTCGAGGACAGAAGCAGTACGATTTTTTTACGGAGCAAGAAAGAGCTCACGTGGATGCCGTACCGCATATTTTGGAATCGTTCCATTACGTCGGCAAGCAGAAATTTGTAGATGAGATGCGAGCCAACGGCGCCAAGGTCTTTCTCGACTCGGGCGCGTTTTCCGCTTACACCCTTGGCGTGGAACTGTCGGTGCCGGTGTATTGCGACTACATCAAGCGAAACAGCGATATCATTCGAGTGGAAGACGGATCATTGATGGCTTCGGTGCTTGACGGCATTGGCGACCCATTGCAGACATACCGAAACCAGCTTTGGATGGAAAGCCTTGGCGTGCGCCCGCTGCCCTGCTTCCACGCCAACGAAGACGAACGGTACCTCGAGCACTATGTCAAAAATTACGAATACATTACGCTCGGCGGCATGGTGGGAGCCAGTTCGCAGCAGTTGATGAACTGGCTCGATCGGATCTGGGATCGGTACCTGTGCGACAGCAGTGGCCGCCCGCGCTGCAAGGTGCACGGGTTCGGTATTACCGCCGTACCAATCATGAAAGCCTACCCGTGGTGGAGCTGTGACTCGTCTTCTTGGATCCAGTCCACTTCATTCGGTACCATTGTGACGCCCGATTGGGGGCCGGTCGCGGTAAGCGATAAATCGCCAAGCCGGCACGATGCAGGCCAGCACATCACAACGTTCACCGAAGTTGAACGACAGGCAATCATCGCCAAGCTGGCGCAGCAGGGCTACGATTGGGAACGGCTGGCAACAGTCTACCAATCGCGCGCAGCCTATAACCTGTGGGCTTACTGCCAGTTGAACGACCGAATGAACGCCGAGAACGATTACACGCGGCTGACGCGTATCAAACAGGAACTGTTCTGATGCTCGCTGAACTCAAGTTCTGCCAAGGCGCAGTCAGCAAGAGAGATCTGATCCCGGCTATGGCGCACTTCGCCATTGATAACGGGCGCGTGCGGGCCTATAACGGTGTCGTGGCGCTGTGCAGCCCCATTGCCCTTGACTTGGACTGCAAGCCCCGTGCAGAGCCGATGGTGCGCGCTATTGGGCATTGCGACGAAACGGTGACGCTGGCACGCACGCCTGCCGGTAAGCTGAGCATCAAGTCTGGAGCGTTTCGCGCGTTGGTGGAATGCCTGCCGGACGAGGAAGTGACGCCACACGTTGAACCCGAAGGCATCTACTACGAGATCAACGGCGCGGCACTGCTGGATGCAATGCGCGCATGCGAACCGTTTGTCGGCGATGACGCTAGTCGCCCCTTTAGCAATGGCATCCTACTGAAGGGCCAGTCGGCATTCGCGACGAACAATGTGACCGCAGTTGAATACTGGATCGGCACTGCGTTTCCGGATGTGGTCAACATCCCAATGAAGTGCGTTCAGGAAATGACACGCATTGGCGAAGCCCCTATCGGCGCGCAATTCGCAAGTAACAGCGTGACATTTCACTACGAAGGCAACCGTTGGATTCGCACGCAACTACTAAGTTCGGAATGGCCCGACCTTGCGCAAATCCTGGACCGCCCATCCAATCCCCAGCCAATCGACAAAGCAGTATTTGCCGCTGCCGCAAAAATCAAACCTTTCCTTGACAAGTACGACCGTGTCTTTTTTGACAAAGGCATCGTTGGCACCACTTCTGACCACATGGAAGGGACATATGTCGAGGTGCCGGGCTTCGATGCTAACGGGGTGTATCGCTTCAAGTACCTCGATATCCTGAAAGACACGGCCGAGTCGATCGATTGGTCGACATATCCTGGGCCTTGCATGTTCTTCGGTCCGCGCCTTCGCGGCGCTATCATCGGCCTGCGTAAGTGAGACCACATGCGTAAGGACGCTCTTGGTTTTTTTTGGCAGGATCACGAAAAGCAGAAAGCCGAAAAGAAGGTAGTCGAGAAACGTACCGCGCCGCCGCGTACATGGGAAGAGCCAGACTACTTGCCAGGGCTTGAGGAAGCACTGCGGTTCGATGTGCCACTGTTCACGTGGGAAGAGCTTTTCACCGCAGCGGTCAATCAAGAAGAGCTGCTGTTCGACATTGAGTGCTATCCTAATTATTTCTTGGCCGCCTTCGCGTCCTATAAGACGGGAAAAGTGGTGTACTGCGAAGGTACGCCGGACAACCCGCTGGACGTGCAGAAGTTACGCTGGTTGGTCGAGACGTTCACGACAGTCGGCTTCAACTCCATTCCATACGACATTCCGATCGCAACGCTTGCAATTGCAGGCTGCTCAAATACGCAGCTGAAGCAAGCGACAAACATGATCATTGTTGACGGTATGCAACGGCAGGATGTCCTTAAGCATTTCAAGGTGAAGAAGCTAAAGAACGTCAATCACATTGACCTTATCGAGGTCGCGCCTTTGCGCGCCAGCCTGAAAATCTACGGCGGCCGGCTACATGCGCCAAAGATGCAGGACTTGCCGTTCCATCCTGACACAATTCTGAGCCCAGAACAGATTGCTATCGTTCGGTTCTACTGCGTCAATGACTTGACGACAACAGGCTATCTGCGCCGTTGCCTTGACGAAGCGGTGCAATTGCGTCGTCAAATGAGCGACGAATACGGCGTCGATCTGCGTAGCAAGTCAGATGCACAGATTGCGGAAGTTGTCATTGCGGATGCTGTTGGGCGAATGAACGGCTACAGGCCGCAACGCCCTACGATTGCTGTCGGCACCACGTATTACTATGATGTACCGCAATTCTTGCAGTACAAGTCGGCACTCATGCAGTGGGTGCTGCAACAGGTACAACAGACCCCGTTTGTAGTTGGCGAGCACGGTTCAATCAACCTGCCTCAGAACCTTGCGGATCTAGAAGTTCGAATCGGTGACGGCGTCTACCGCATGGGCATCGGGGGTTTGCACAGCAGCGAACACGTTGCAAGCTACAAGACTGACGCGACGCATAGTCTGCACGACTTTGATGTTGTGTCGTTCTACCCAAAAATCATCATCAACCAAGGTCTATATCCTGAACACTTGGGACATGCGTTTTTGCGGGTATTCACAGACCTTGTAGATCGCCGCATTGCTGCCAAGGCTGCGGGGCGTAAGGCCGAAGCCAACAGCCGGAAGATTATTATCAACGGAACTTACGGCAAGCTAGGCTCAAAGTACAGCATCTTGTACGCGCCGAAGCTGCTGATTCAGACCACATTGACAGGTCAGCTGGTACTGCTGATGCTGATCGAGCGGATGGAACTTGCTGGAATCCGTGTGGTCAGCGCAAACACTGACGGCATTGTGCTTTACTGCCCGATCGAAAAGCAAGACGCGATGTACCAGATTGCCAAACAGTGGGAACGGGACACCAACTTCGAGACGGAAGAAACAAAGTATGCAGCTCTATATTCGCGCGACGTGAACAATTACATTGCCGTGAAGCCGGACGGCACTACCAAGAATAAGGGCGCATTCTTTAACCCCTGGACGGCAGCCACCAAGGACCCCACTGAGAAGCTGAAGAAAAACCCAGCGGCGCAGATTGCCATCGAGGCAGTTGAAGCATTCCTGGTGAAGCAGACGCCTATCCTTGACACTATAAAGTCTTGCGCAGACATTCGAAAATTTGTCAGCGTGCGCACAGTAAACGGCGGTGCAGTGCAGGCGGGGGAGTACCTGGGCAAGTCTGTACGCTGGTATTATTCAACCGAGATTCGTGGGCCAATGGTTTACGCCAAGAATGGGAACCATGTTCCGCGTTCGGAAGGTGCACGACCTGTGCTTGAATTACCGCAAAACTTGCCGCAAGACATCGACATTGGTTGGTATGAAAAAGAAGCATTCAGTATTTTGTCGACGCTGGGCTACTCTACAGGTAACTTGAGCGTTAACGAAGGGTTGCAGCCACACTAAATCTAGCGGTACCGTTGCATTGCCATGCGCTATGCATGGTTTCAACGGAGTTTGAAATGCAATTGACGAATGCAACAAAAAAGCGCCTGGAGCGAGCCGTAATGGACCGTCTCCGACACATCATGGAGCCGGCTATCCGTGGTGCAATCACCGAAGTTCTGCATGGCGGGCGCCGCACACAGAACGGGGTACAAGAACCGGCGCCCGGAAAATGCAGGGACGTATGGGATGCGTTGGACGAATTCGAGAATCCCCGGCAAGTATCGCTTGCCGACGCCCTGGCACTCGCAATCGACAAGGGTTTCAATCCCAACAATGCGCGCATCGAGTTCTACCGCTGGCGCATTTTCAACGGCTACTTAACAAACGCGCATTGACATCAAATGTCCACCCTGAGGAGGGAGGACTTTCTGGTCTACACTGGCGCTACATGCCAGGAGAGATCAATGAAACGCGATACAATGTACAGCCGTGACAAGTTCTTCACTGCCCAACAAGCCGACGGCAAAATCGCTGTGATGCGGCAGCCTGCCGGATGCCTGACAGCGCATGTCGTGACCACACTGCCGCTGAGCGAGGCTATTCGGGCCACAAACGCCCTGAATCGCACGGCGCGCGAGTGCCCTGAAGTGGCGACAGCCAGAGCGCAGGCGCTGATCAACATGTATTAGGGTTTCTACCTAGACACAAGCTCTTTCATGCATCACACAATTGCATCACCGGCAAGCAAAACCGCTGTCGGCAAACCGCCACTCACCAAGGAAACACCATGCAAGTTCTCAACACCGCCCAAGCCTGTGCAGCATACGCCGCCATGTGCGCTATGAACAACGTGAACGGGCTCGTCGATATTCGGCTCGATTCTGGCAGTGTCAACTGCAAGCGTGTCTACGAGAACGACGATGGCTCCGTCGTGGTTTGCGGTAACGGGTTCGAGCGGTACGCATCACAAGATGCATTTGCAAAGGCTTATTCAATCGCCGACTAAAGTCTGTGCTACACTGCATCTGCGGCTTAACCCGGCGCGTCCGCCGGGGCTGCACTACCTCACGGAATTGTCATGGCACAGCTCAACTTCAATGTCCCCGCCGCCCCGGCACCCGTTGCGCACGTCGCTCGCGTCTGGTCGCAGTACCAGAAAGATGTCTTCGCTTTTGTTGCCGACCAAACGGCGGGCAACGCGATCATCGAGGCGGTCGCTGGCAGCGGTAAGTCCACCACCATCGTGCAGGCCATGGACATCATCCCGGGAGAGCTGAGCTCAGTGTTCCTGGCGTTCAACAAGGCGATCGCCGAAGAGCTGAAGGGCAAGGGCGTCAACGCCAAGACCTTCCACAGCCTGACCTACAGTGTGGTCACGCGGTTCAAGGGTGTGCGGCAAGTCGATACCGACAAGCTTCGCAAGCTGGTCGCCGAACACTTCAACGGCAGTGACGCCCGCATCTACGGCGCCTTCGTGCAGCGCCTTGTCGGCCTGGGGCGCGGCGTCGGTGTGGATGCGCTGGTGCCCAACGTGGAATCGACGTGGCTGGACATCATCACGTACCACGACATCGAACTCGAGAACGAGGAGGGCAACCTCGGTCGCGCGATCGAACTGGCACAGCAACTGCTGGACCTCAGCAACGCTTCGGACATGGTGGACTTCGACGATATGCTGTACATGCCCGTCAAGTTCGGCCTGACGTTGCCGAAATTCGACTACGTGTTCGTCGACGAGGCGCAGGACACCAACGCCATCCAGCGCGCGCTGTTGCGCAAGATCCTGAAGCCCAACAGCCGTCTGATCGCTGTGGGCGACCCCGCGCAAGCCATCTACGGTTTTCGCGGCGCCGACAGCAACAGCATGTCGCTGATCGCCAAGGAATTCAACTGTTGCACGCTGCCCCTGACGGTGACGTACCGTTGCGGCACCGAGATCGTCAAGTATGCGCAGCAATGGGTGAAGCACATCGAGGCGGCACCCAACGCCAAGGCCGGCGAAGTGCAAGATCTCGGCAGCGAATGGAAAGCCGAATCGCAGTTCAACGCCGACGACCTCGTGGTCTGCCGCACGACGCGCCCGCTGGTGGCACTAGCGTATACGTTGATGCGAGCAAAGGTGCCGTGCTACATCATGGGCCGCGAAATCGGCCAAGGCATGAAGTCGCTGATCAACAAAATGAAGGCGAGTAGCCTGCGTGAACTCGAGACGCGCCTGGAAGCATGGCGCCAGCGGGAAGTCGAAAAGGCTATCGCCAAGCAAGACGAAGCGAAGGTCGAAGCGATCTACGACAAGGCCGATGCCGTGCTGTTCCTGATGGACACGCTGGCCGAAACGCAGCGTCACGTTCCCGGCCTACTGGCGCTGGTGGACAGCCTGTTCGCCGACGGCGTCGGTAAGGTGCGGCTCTGCACCATTCACAAGTCCAAGGGCCTGGAAGCCGGAACCGTACATTGGCTGAACCGTTCGGCTTGCCCGAGCAAATGGGCTCGCCAGCCGTGGCAGAAAGAACAAGAACGGAATCTATGCTACGTCGCGGCCACGCGCGCGAAGAACGTGCTGTACCTGCTTGAAGAGAACAGCAGCAAGAAGTCGAAGGCGCCGGTCCTGCGCAACATGGAGGCCGTTGCCGAAGGCGGCAAGGGCGGCCCCACGGGGTACTGAAATACGGGGCGCAGGCCCCGCCTAGGTAGGGTGGTACCAGCCACCCTGTTTTAACGCAGCCAGCGGGCCGCCAGGGCGGTTCCGGGGCACGAAAGGGTTACACAATGGGCGATATGCGCGAGGAATTCGATGCTCTCAAGGCGTGGAAGAAAGAACGCAAAGAGAAGCGGCATGACCACAATGTGGAACAACTCCTGACGGACGGCAACGTGCCGGCCCGGGAGCAGTCGAAGAACGTGTGGCGCATCGACATGCCTGCTGGCGCCGTCATGTACTACCCCGCGACGAACTGCTGGCAGCACAAAGGCAAGGTCTATCGCGGCGACGTGGCCTCCTTCATTGGCTGGTACAAGAAGCAGACGTTCGTGAGGCCGCAATGAGACGAGACACCGGTACCTTTTTTCTCGGCTTCGGCGCAGTCCTCGGCCTGTTCACCCTGGCGGCTCACTTCGACGAGCAAGACCGCCAAGGCGCCGCCACGCTGGCGCGGCAAGCGACCCACAAACGAATCAAGGCACTATGCCAACCGACACCGTGCCTTGACCCAGCCCCCGCGTGCTACGTTCACGGAGGCGCTCCACAATCGCCGGGCTGCCCGCGAGACTAATGGCCCGCAGCGACGCCGGATGCCTTTTCGTAGGTGCGCATGCCGCCGAGACCAAGCATTCCAGTCAAGAGAGTCATCATGACGCTAACGTCGAACGGCGGAAACTTGACCGGATGGCCGCATAGGGAAGCTAGCCATTCAAGCAGCGGTGCTAGGGCAGACACGGCAAAGCCAGTGCCACAGACCCAACCAACGAACGGGCGCCAACCCGCTACGAAGATTGAAGTATTGGCAGCCTCGATTTTATTAGTGTCGAGTTGCCCTTGCAGCGACGCGAGAAGCAGCGCGGCCTGATTGCGTTCTGCTTCAGTCTTGTCAGGCCAGATCTTGTCGATGCCGTCTTTGATGAGATCGGCAACGCTGCCGATGCCAGTGATGTCCATGTCATGCCCCTTCGGAGTACGTAGTGTTGCCGCCAGCGTGAAATTCCGCGGTCAGCACTTGGCGGCGCATATCCGGCGCCACGGAGAAGTGAACCCAGTCGCCTTCCTGGATGCACTGGTCGAATTGAATGTCGCTGGCAACAATCGCATGCACGATCTGCAACGGCGTCCCGAAGTCGGGGCACACGAAATCGGCAGCGTAACCGCTCAGGTGCGCGCTGTTGGGAACACCACGGACGGCAGCGTTCAGCGCCGAGCATCGATATCCACTCGTCACGCGCATACTGTGGTCACCGAGCAACGTACGCACCTTCTCAAGCCCCGCCGCCAGTGTACTGAGGTTTGCAATCACCTCGGCGTCCGGGGTGTTGTCGATACCGTTTTCGGCCGCCGTTTGGCTGGCAACCATTTCAGACAGCGAAAAATGCGGACTGAGTTGCATGATTGTTCCTTAATTGACAACTGGTGTGCTACCAGCCGGTGCGATGAAAACAGGCAGGCTGGCGACAAACGCCGCGTGGGTTGGCGCCACGGAAGTTCCTTGCTGTACCGAATTCACCTGCGGCAATGCCGCAGACCAAACAGCAGAACGCCACGATTTGAATGCAACGCCTTCTGCCGCCAGCGTCGCATTGGTGTCTCCTACATAGCTGACAGCCGACAGAATGTTGTCGTACCCAAATTCCTGTGCCGTGGCGTCAAGGTATTCCGATACCCACGCATTCAGAAGTTTCGATTGTTGTGCGGCACCCACCGCTGGTCCGGTATCTACCCAGCAAGGTGCACCAAAAGTATCGCTGCCAAGAACTTTTCCCGCAGGCGGGTTTCCCCAGAACTTGGCAAAATCAAGATCGCTGATTGCAACGGCATCCGCCGGCCACCTTGCACCATACTGCACTTTAAGTGCCGAATGATAAAAGGCTTTTTCTGACGCACTGAAATAAACGCCTTCACGCGTTGGTTGCGTATTTTGTGTTTCGTCTGACATATCAATTTCCGATACACAGGAATGAAAGTGGCACATTCGACGCACTGCCAGATTGTACGTCTGCGGTCAAGATAACCGTACTTAATGAACCTGGAATCGCATAGCTTGTCCAGCAACCGGCGACGCTGCCAGATGTGGCGACGCTGCTATACGCTTGCAAGTGATTGTTTGGAAAAGAAATCGGCAACGATACAGTGTACGCAGTGTCTGTTGTGCCGGCCGTGTAGTTGCCCCATTGTGCAATAAAGCCATTGCTAAAAATGACATAGCCATTCGTACCAAACGACGCAGCAATGGGTGACCACAAGAAATTAGACCCATTGTAGGTCAGACTAGAAGGTTCGGTTGGTGCAGAAATGAATGCGGTGGTGTTGGGTGCGGACTGGTACGGGATTTCGTTTGCTAGGCCGCCGCTAAGACCTGCCAATGCAGCGGTCAGATGCGTGACAAACTCAGAGAGGTTACCGTCGTCATTAACATTGATGCTCAGCGTGTTCGCTACATATTGCGCAATGGCAGCGGCAATAAATGACGATTGGCGCCAGACCTTATTCAGGTATTGAGAGTCCGCAATGCCTGCTGAGAAGCCTGCCGAAGTTGAGGCTGCTGTTGCATATGTCGCTTGATCGATGACGTTAGCTCCGCCACCAGTCGCAAAGGGTAGGAAATCGTTGCTCATACAATGGTCGCCCATGAGCCGACATCGAAGCCGGCAAAGTTACTGTTTTCGATGTCGAAGGCGAAAATCGGGCCTGCGCCAGACTGGTAAGCGTAACCTGCGATGTGGATAGTAACAGGTTTGACGTCCAGATATCCGCCCGTCAAGAGTGTAATGATTTCTTCCGATGGCACGCCTTCGCCAATGACACCGAGCGTAATCGTAAGATCCGCGTGGTCTTCAATAAAGAACGAGAATCCTAGTGAACTAAATAGTTCGTTGGCAAGCTGGTATGCGCTTGGCTTATTGCATTGCCAATGATTGTTAAGAATGCGAACCTTGAGGACAATCCTATAGTAATCATCACTGAATCCGCCCGGACGGCTGACGCCAATCAAAAGACCTAATGTATCGAGTTGCGTGCCGATAGCGTTGTCTAGATCGTAATAGCTTGGAAACAAGCCTATGACCTGTGCAATATCTGCAAACGGCTGCACGCTAACAGCAATCATCGCCATAAAATTGGGCTGACTGCTGTTAGCGACCGGGACAAGCTCGGTGTACTTGCTGATGTCTGCGCTCATTTACAGCACCGTGATTACAGCGTTGGCCGCGACGCCCTGAGCTTGCTGGTTGAAGGCAATGACGATATTTGTCGTGGTCGTCGGGCCTGCCGTCGTACCGAGGAAAAATTGCGTGATGTAAAACGTATCGCCGACCGTGCTGAAAAGGCTGGCAGCGGCGATGCCTTGCGAGTAATATACGTCCTCGCCGATATTTAGAGCGTTGGTAAAAGCCGCCAACGCGGCCTGAATTGCGCCGGGCGTGTTTACGCTGTCGAAGCCGGCCAATGGTTGAACCGTGACAGCGTAATAAATCGGCACGCTTGCCAATTCAAAGAAGTTGATCGGTGTGGTCAGCCCGTACTGATCGGTATAGGTACCGCTAGTGGTACCGTAAGTCTGTGCACCTGGCGGTTTTGTTTCACCAATAGCGTTCACAATATCAGATATCGTTCCGCCACCCACGATCACCGCGATTGAATGCGCAGGAACGCCGTTTCCATCGGTGCTACCCGTATCGTTGTCGTACACCGTGCAGGAAGTAACGCCCGACAAATTCGAAATCACTGAGAAAATCGATTCGCGGATGCCGAGCGCAGAGATGGCGGTCGAATTGTATTGGCGTTCGCGCAATGCTGCGTCGCTTTCGACCGGTGCGCCGGGCGTTGCGGGCGCCGTATTTGTTACACTCTGCCAACCCAACTGTGGGTTATTGATGGCGTTAATCGCACCGGTGATAGCCTGAATGGCTCCCGCCTCCTGCGCCGTTGCGGTGACCGAGATACTGCCGCCTGTGGGAATAGTAACGCTGGGCGGTAAGTTCCATAGATTACCTGCTGTATCTTCAGCAACCCCATTGATAATGGTGGCATTCGCTTGCCCCACTACCGTAACCGGAGCTGTGCTGTTGGTAGGCACCCCCCGCGTGATGCCGGTGAGCTTCACAAGCGAGGACAAGCCAGCGCCTTGAGCATACGTCGGGGAAAAAGACTGAAATACTTGGACAGCAACTTGCCCACAATCGTAGATTGCTTGCGCAAGTACGCCAAGCCATTGGCCGTCTTGACTATCGGGTTGGACATAGATGTCCGATCCGTATATTGCTTGAAACGACGCTACCAAGCTCAGGTAGATGTCGTTATAAGAAACCGGAATGATGCCCGTACCATCGACGGTTGGGGCTAGAGTAGATAACGGGTAAGTCATATCAAAGGCTACTTTCGATTGTTGCAGTGCCGTATTGCGTATCGATTACAACAAACACAGACGCCGCGCGGTTATTTGGATTCACCTTGCTGCTGTACTGCACAATATCGGTCACGCCTTGCGTATTTATAATTACGTCTTTGATAGCCGCATCATACGTTGAGACACGTCCGGCGCCTAGAATTTTTGATTGATACGGGGTCCCATATGAAAGGTCCAGGAACCATTCTCCAGTCGCAATTGCAAGGCGCGTTTTAACGGCTTGCGCAACAGCTTCGGGAGAATCGACAAGAAAATTTGTTCCGTTTTGGCCGAACGTGTAATCACCGGACGGAGACAATGCCCTATATCTCATGGGGCCACCCCGCCTGTATTGTGTGAGCCCGTAGAAACGCCAGTATGCTCGTGCGCAAGGTAGTCCGTGCCGCCAACGGACAGCGTATCGGTTTCAATACCGCCAGTAACTTCAATTGAATCTAAAAAAGTGGCTTCTTCACTTACGTTTAAGCCACCGTCGACAATCAGATTGCCAATGACTTTCACCGTTGGCGCAGTCATATTGATTCTGGTACCTGCACTAAGATTAACTTTCATGTCTACAGGATCAACTTCGACGACATTTGTGCCGTCTGCTGACCGAATTTGTAATGTTGTCTGACTAATGCCAGACAAGACGTTTTTGTTTGATCGGAAGCCGGCAAATACAAAGCCATCCGATAAGTCGTGCATTCTAAACAATGCTTGCGGCTGTATGCCGCCATTCTGCCACCAGCCATCAATGCAACGTGATGCAAACACTACCAAGCACTCATCACCAGCTACAACTGGAAATGTGATAGACATACTTCCACCGTGGGGGAAGTACAATGGGCAATCCAACAAAGGGCTGATTGTCTGAGAAGTAACCACACCGGTCTGGATGTTGCGCACGTCAATCTGGATTGACAATTGCACTACCGCTGTCTGCTGTAACCAATTTACAGATTGGATGATCCCAGGCATGGCCGACCACATATCGGCCTGCCAGCCCTGCATCGCAGCGACTAGCAATTCCGATAGGTTTTTGAGCCGCTCTTTAGGATCCATTAGAATTGACCAGCGGAATTGAATTGAGCCGATTCGAAGGGTTTGGTGTCACCGACAACAGTGTGAGATGGGAATACCATTCATTCCCGCGTGAGTCTCCGCTGTGGGTCACTACAAACGCCCTGTATAGACCGTCAGCGTCAATCGGCGCAATCAGTTGTACTCCGGCCCAGCGATTGTAAGGGCTGCTTGTTGGGCTATTTTGGATAAGCTGGTTGACGTCTTTATTGTTCAGTTTAATCTGGCAGCCGATGCGGTAACGCGCATTTAATAGGCTAGTGCAGGTGATACCGCCATCAGTCTGTTCGGGCATTCCAATCAGACCTGTATTGATATTTAGATCCACCACTTCGCCATCGCGGTATCCTGTGTTATCGATCATCACAACTTGACCGTTCTGAATCGACCAGGAGGCGTCAAGATGGCTTGCGAGATTGCGCATCCGCGCCCGTGCCATTCCGAAAAGCACTTGTCCGCGAATGCTTGGCGTGTACTGTGCACTTGTCGTTAGAGATCCAAAGTCGCTGCCCGCCGAACCCAATACGTTCCCGAGTTGGCTCGCTACCTGTTGCGGCGTCTGCCCTGCGGCAAGAGATTGATTGATGACGGCGTTGTTATATCCAATATCGCCATCTGCGGCGAAGATGTCAAGATATGTATCGGTTGCGTTTTCCCTTCCAACCTTGAATTGTTTAATCGTACCTTGAAAAATCAAACCAAAATTCCCTTGCTGGTACCCTGCGCTAAGTTGCACACTTCCAAATTGTTCGCGAATACCATTGATGGTGTTTGGCGCAAGGTTATAAACACGAATAACTGCCGTGTTGGGAGATTCGACATCTGCCGCACTGGTTTCAAAACGAATCCTAAACTGCGATAGGTCAAGGGCCTCGTTGTTGTTAAAGACTTGCAACGATACCTTTCGAATCCATTGCGTGTAGTCATTCATGCCGTGCCGCTCCCGCGCGATGGCGGATCAAAGCCCGTGCGCCCGCTGCCACCGCCACCACCGGTACCGCTGCCACCCGTGCCGCTGGTACCGAAATAGATATTCGTGTAGTTTGCAGCGGCTACAGAAGTCGTGGTTGTCACGACAAAATACAGATGGCCTGAAGTTCCAAGGTTATCGTACGTAGGCGGAGCTGTTGGATTGTGATCCGTTTGTGCGACCAGTTGGCCGCCAAAATCCAGATAGCCAAAAGGGCCCAGTAGGTCGACACCAGTTACAAGCGGAATTGAACTAATAATCGGGACGCCGTTTGCATCAGCAATATTGATATTCCAAGTGCTCGATGCACTACTCCACCACAAAGTAATCGAATAGGTGACTCCAGCTAGCGCAATCTGAAAAGTCTGCGACGCTGGTTCAAGCGGAATCTCATAGCTAGTGACTGTCATTGCAGCACCCCGGCCCCTTGCGGGGCAGGCACAAGGGCCTTCGTACCGTTCGATTGGTAGGTTGCTGTATCCTGCGGGCTGGCCTGTAGGCTTGCCGGCAATGCGGTAACAGAAGTCCCGACAAGAAACACCTGTTGGCATTCAACCATGATTGTCAGCACATTCGCCGTTTTGTATGTCGTGCCGGTACGCAAAGACTTAACAATCATGTTAGAGTATACTCGCTTGCCCGTAATCACGGAAAACAGCGAGCGTGTCTGCATCAGCTTCAACAGCTTTGTATAAGCGTCGTTGACGCCATTGACACTGGCGCCTTGCTGGTTTGATGTGTAGCTCAGCGCCGCTTGCGCTTCAAGGACTGCCCCAACAACAGCATTCGCAAATGGGCTGACCGCAGTGGCGACGCCCGCAGCTAGATTTCCAATCGTCTGCGTTGTCGGCGGGCTATTTGACCACATGAGGGTCAGCACAAGGTGGGCGGGTCTGACGTAAGCGTGATCGGTGATAGGAGCGCCCGTTTCAATGGGATGTGTGGTCACCTCCATCTCGTCTTGGTGCTGCTCTTCAATCGTTGCCGGCGCAACGATATCATTTTGTCCTGAGCCGTCAAAATGAACAATGTTGTAGATGCGACGCGGAAGCGGCGCAATCGCGACGGATTGAATTCCGAGCTGGGCAGCGACGTCAACAAAGCTTCCCGCGCTCATCGCGTCGCCCCTTGTGTGTTTCGCAATGCGTCGCCATAGGTTCGACTTTGCACCCCCGCTACTCTGTCAGCGATCTCTTTCGCATTGCTGCCGCTAATATGGAAGGTGTTTTGAATCGTGACAGCGTTGCCGCTTTCGAGCGCGTGGTATTTTCCGAGATACCCTTGCGTCTCTGGATTCAGATTGCCGATACCGTATTTGTCGACGTTTCCAGGTCCCCAATTGTAGGCAGCCAACGCCATGTCGACATTGCCACCGTATTTCGCCAATAATTTCGAAAGATAACGGGCGGCGGCGTTTGACGATTTGCCAAAGTCCATTCTGTCAGCATCAGTTGAAAGACCGTAGTCTTGCCCTGTGCCTTGCATAAACTGGAATGGCCCTAGGGCACTTGCGTTCGACCGTCCTGGGTTCGCACCGCTGGCACTCTCAATCTGGTATACGCGCGACAGGATGCCGCTTGGGAGATTGGGATACTTGGCTTCCAAGGCTGCCAGTGCCGCAGCATTGGGGCCGGCAAGGCCCTTGCCGGGGCCTACAGCGAGCGCAGGGGCGCCGGGTATGGGTAGCACGCCAGTGCTGCGGGCGCCGGGCGTTGTAGGCGTGCCGGTCACCCAGTGCTTTAGCCAGTCCCACCCCGCCGCTTCAGCTCGAAATGGGGCAGACAATCCTGTAAGAATATTATCCCCCCATGCAGCAAGAACACCTTTTTTCTGAATATTTTTGGCGGTATCGTCCATGTCTTTTGTAAGCATGGAAGTGACCTTATCGAAAGCCGGCGCCGCCTTGCTGAGAATCACGGTCGTCAGCGCCTCAAAATGCATTTTTAAGTTATCGATCGTGTCGGCATAGTGCTTTGACTGCGCGGCAGCCTTGTCCATGTCAATTCCGAGTGCTTCTTGCGCGGCCTTCATCTCCCGCTGTTTTTGCAAAAGCTCGTCAATGTGCCCTCGAAGCAGATGGTATGTGTCCGGGTCCATGCCGAACATGCCCGCAAACTGCGCGCCTTGGAATTCCGGCATCTTGTCAAGGGCTTTAATGTAATCGGTCATAACGTCGCTGACGTCGCGGCCTTGCACCTTGATGCCAAATTGTTCAATGAAGCCTTGCAAACCAGGGTTCAGTCGCAATGCCTGCGCCATGCTATGCACAGCAGAAGCCATAGAATCCGCACTGACGCCGACTTGCTTGCCTGCGTATTCGAGGCTTTGCAAATTCTTGACGCTGCTACCCGCCAATTGCGAATCGTAATACACCTTGCGCATGTTGTACGCAAAAGCGGCGGCGGCCTGTTCAACGCTTGCCACCACACCGGCGACTGCCAGCCCGACGCCGAAGACTCGTTTCCCAACGACTTCGAATGCGTCATTGAACTTCTTGAGATCACCTTGGTCAACCCTGAAGCCCAGTTTGACAAGGTACTCTTGCAGGACTTCAGAAGAACCAGACATTACTTAGACCTCATTCGTTCTTCGTTCTCCGCCTGGACGTCAAGTGCTTCATTGAGCTTGCATACTGCCAGCAAGTCAAGCGACCCGTCGTATAGCGATTCCGCTTTATACAGCCCTCGCAGGAGTGGTCGATACAGCCAATCTTCCTCTGACGCCATCGTCACGAGGGATTTGCCGTTGTCGCTTCCGCGTCCAAACTGCCGAGGGCGGTAAGAAAAAAATCGCCCAGGTTCTCCTCAATCACCTTGCCGGTGAGAGCGTAGATGTCTTGGACACTGATGTCTTCGAACATATACCCGCCTTGTGGCCCCATGACGCGGACGTACTTGCCTTCGATGTCGGCACTGCTGACCACACCCATGCATGCGGTGGTGACCGCGTTGGCCGCCTCGTCGCTGAGGTTTCCCATGAGCATCAGCACGAGCAAAGTCTTGTCTTTGCCCGCGTTGGCTTTGGCGACTAGCGGCTGGACGACAGGCATCATAGCGCCGACCTTGCGGGACACCATGAGCGCCGTTGGAAGGCTAAGACGACCGGTCACGTAGAGCCGGCCACTGGTGCCGGTGTGGTTCATGCGTTGGCTCCCAACGCGCGGTCGATCTGGCCGGCGTTGAACGTCCATTCGTTGAAGCCCGCGTCCTTCGCGTAGGTGATGACCGGCGAACGCTTGAAGGCGACGTTCCGGCACGTCACCAGATCACCCAGGTTGGAGTCGGATACGGTGATCGTATTCTGACCGTGGTTTGCTGCGCTGCTCGTCTGGTAGTTGTACAGCAGCATGAGTTGCTGGTTGATCGGCGACGTCTTCAGCAGGCGCACGACCACGCTGCCGCTCTTGTTCGCGTGCAGGCTGTGCATCGACGTGCCATCTGCACCGATGGTCATCGTGTCAATGTCTTCGCTGGGGTCGATCGAAATGCCTTCTTCCGATGCCCCGGCGCCCTGCCCCAGGTTGATCGAACCGCCCGGCCCCACAAGCGAACAGTTGACATTCAGGAACGAATAAGTTGACATTGCGGTGTGCCTTTATCTGTTGACGTTGATCATGATGTCCACAGTGTGGATCGCGCCGGCCAGCTTGGCGGCCACTTGGAAAGGAACAGACTTGCGCGCGGCGCGTGGCGTGGCAGATTGCGTGGCAATCGGCGGTGCGTAGACGTAGAACCCGTTCGGCAGGAAGTCGCCGGTGGCAAGGGTGCCGAAGCCCGTCTGCTGCCAAATGCCGGGTGCAAGCAGACCGTTGTCCACGTAACGCGAAAGCCGCGCAGAGATGACGTTGACGATGCTGTGATTGCCAGCATCGGTCTGCGGAATCTTGGTCGGCGTCGTGTATAAGAAGTTATAGACGTCCGCTTGGATGTCCAACGCCAGCGCGTCGGTACCGATTACCGTATCAACGTAGTCACCCGACGCACAGATCCCAGGTTCGATGATCGCCGTGTTATTGTTGTAGTTCACGAACACGTTGCAGTTCTTCGCTTCCAGCGCGTCGATCTGCGATTCGTTCAGGCTCTCGGCAGTAATACCGGGCTCTTGCTTGTACATCAGGGTGATGACGCTGCTGTTCGCCGTGTAGTCCGTCGTTAGGATACGTGCCAGAAGCGAACACACCGCGTAGGGGTTGCTGCTGCTGTATTGCGTCGTCGTGTGTCTGTACCCACCCTGCATCAGTACGTAGGGCAGCGACGTCGTGTCAGTGCTGTTCAGGACACCGGCCTCTTGAGTTGTGGCTCCCAGCATGTGCCGATTCTGGCTGCCTTCGATGTACGGGGCGATTGCCAGCACATCGCTATCAGCAGCGCCAAGAACCGTCACTGCGTACCAGATCTGACCGTAGTTGAGATCAAAGAACTGGACGCAGGCCAGCGCCGTCTCTGCTGCTGCCCCTTGCGCAAGGTACGCACCAGATGCGGCAGTCAGATTCAGTTGAGAAGTGATGTCCGTGCCGCTACCCGTCGGCGTGTTAAACGCGAACGTCGCGCCTGTGCCAGTCGTGGTCGTCACGGCTTCGAAACGTTGGTACGACGCATTCCAAGTGAACGTCACCGGCGCGGTCGCAGCAGTAAGCGCCGTCTGAACGACCGACGCAATGCCGTTCATGTTGGTGACCGCAGAGAA